GACATTTTTTGAAATAGACACAGGCAATTCGTATAAGTTTGACGGCGACACTCTGACATGGTTAATGCTGTAATAGGGGGGATGCAAAATGGCTTGGGATTTTGGCTTCGCGACATGGATGATAAAAAAGGCAAAACAATACACAGACAGTGTTGCGCTAAACGGCGTCCCAGTGAACTACCCGCAGGTAGACCCCGCCACAAAGCGGTGGCGGGTATACGACCCTGTTGCGGGCGCGTATATCGACATAGGGGGGACAGCCGAAGGCAAAGACGGGCTAACGCCTACACCGGGGGCTAACGGAAACTGGTGGATCGGCGGCGTAGACACAGGGGCGGCGGTAACAGGGCTAGACGGGAAATCCGCTTATCAAATATGGCTTGACAACGGGAATACGGGAACACAGCAAGACTTTCTTGACTCGTTGAAGGCAACAGGCGGCGGCGATACGTTGGCACCGTCCGATTTAACGGCTCACAATGCATCGGCAACAGCGCACGATGACATTAGGGCGATTATTGACAGCCTTGCGTATGTTAAAGGCGCGGCTTACAATAGCGGAACGGGCGACTTGACATTTACATATTGGGACAATTCGACTTTAGTCGTGAACCTGCTGATAGCCGACTTAATCAAGGGGCTTGACTACGACAGCGCGACAAACGAGCTTGTCATAACGCGGCGGGACGACACAGAAGCCCGCGTGGACGTCGCGGACCTGGTAGACGTGTACGACGGTTCAAACGGTGCCCATATACAAGTTAGCATTGGCTCAGGCAACACAATCAACGCCGTGCTTAAAGCCGGGACGGTGACAGAAGACGAACTTGCGGCGGCGTTGTTAAGCAAAATAAACGAAAAAGCCGACCAGTCAGACTTAACCAGCCTTGCTGGCGTAGTAAGCGGCTTAGAAGACGATTTAAACAACTTGGAAGGGGAAGTTGAAGACCTTGCTCAGGCGGCTGTGCAAAGCGTAAATGGCGTTTTGCCGGATAGCGTCAATGACGTGCAGATTATTAAGTGCGTGACAGCACAGGAAGTGAGCGAGATGTACGACGACCCTGAGGCGGCTAACGCGGAGCCGGGCGTTCTTTATGCGGTACCCGACGACACGGAGGATTACCGTGGGGCGGGAGACTTAATGAACAGCCCGCATTTGTGGGAGCCTGACGTAGAGTATGAATTTGAAGACGGGTCGTGCGGAAGAAGGTTCACAGGGGAGATAACGGCAGCCGCAGCAGCAGAACATGTAAAAGTTGTATCATCCGACACATTGAGCATTGCAATAATTGATACCGGCGGCGGGTGGAGCTACGATAACTCAAATGGAAATTTTCCGTTGAATGGTACGATGGTATCGGGTACGGGGCTTTCATCTATGCTGTACTACAACAGCGCCTACGGGTTTGCTTTGGTGACGAGGCACGGATCTGCACGTACCAACGAACCTTATGACGTATGGGTACGGTATTTGAAGGAGGATTGATTGTATGAGCATGCACATGTACGATGAAGGTACAGGAAAAATGGTGCAAGTGTCAGGTGGATATGACGGCGACGGGTTGCAGGGCGAGATGGTTGCCATAATGCCCGATTCCGCGAAGATGGAAACCATTAACCGCATACCCGCGCTTGATGGAAGCTGGGTAGTGGATAGGCTTGGGTATGTCTACTGCCAGTTTCATTCAAGCGCAGTGGCTGGCCAGTTCCCTATGGGCGAATATGTTGTGACCATAAACGGGAAGCAAATGCAAAGGCACGTTATGGCTGGCATGACGGGTCATGCGCAAGGGACATCCGACACATTTCTTGTGTCTCAGGGCGACATCGTTAAGATGACGGCATCGCTGACCCCTAGTCACGAGTCGGTGACGGCGACCGAGTGTTATTTTGTGCCGCCGAAGATAGTGCGCGTGTCGGGGGACGCTGACGAGTTGTTGGGCAACACATTTTTCATCACCCCTGATAGCAAAAACATGGAAAGCATAAACCGGATAACGTCAAACAACGGCACGTGGGAGGTGGACAGGGACGGGTATGTGTACGCCTATGGCAGTGCGACATTCGGTTCTGGCAGTAGCGGTGGGCGCCTGATGGTATATGTAAACGACCACCCCAGAGGCGCGATATCGTTGGCGTTAAGCGGTATGACATATGGCAATACATTCTCTGTTATAACAGGCGATGTGGTGAAGATGGTAATTGACTCTGGGACGCCAAATGCATTCAGGTGCTCTTTTGTACCGCCAAAAATAGTTTGGGCTACCTCGCCCGCAACGAAATTCAATGTGAATCTGATTGGCCCGCCTGATTATCAGAATATAGAAACAACAAACCGAATAACAGAAAACGGCGGGAGTTGGACTGCGGATAGAGACGGACACGTCGCTTTAGCGCGCGGTAAAACAGGCGGCGGATATGATAGTGGCTCTGCGTGGTTTTCCATAGACGGCGTAGATGTTTCAGGTTCAACGCCATATGGCTTATACACGGTAGAACCTATTTCTAAAGGGCAGACTGTACTCTTCACCTCAAATGTGGCTGTATCAAATGTAATTTGTAGGTTTATACCGCCTAAAAGCGTAGCGCCTATGTTTATTACCGGGGCCGATATGCAGTCAAGCACGGACAATGGCAAGGTTAGCATTGACCCGGCAACCAAGACGATGAGCGTCAACGACAACTACACCATTGCAGAGCAGGACACGGGCAAGAAGTGGATAGACGGCAAGGCTATATACCGCGGGGTGATACAGGACACGTTGCCGAATGTAACTAGCGTATCGGAAAACATTGGAAAGACGATACCCATATCAATGCAAGATTTGTTAGTATGCAACTTAACAGCGATACGCCTGGATAACCCAAGCTATGAAGCAAAAATAAATGGCGGCGGGATTTTGGCAATTAATCAAACAAATTTATGCATCCTAGAAATACAAAAAACAAGTGTTGGGCTGATGCTGGCAATGATTTGCCAAAGCCAAGTTTTAATTGACCGTTGGTCAAACGCGCCGTTTACGGCTATTGTTGAGTATACGAAGCTAACGTAATTATAATTACAATTGTAATCATGAAGGCGCGGGAATTCCCTCCGCGCTTTTTCTGTGCCTATAAACAGGGCAACCAAAAAAACAAGCCGACAAGAAAAGGTGTTGCTTATGAAAATAATTAAGCCGGGAAAACAAGATCCGTGCAAGGGGAGGGGTTGTAATGTTGAATGTTAGAGAACACCCAGTAGAATTATTAAAGCCATACGAGAACAACGCAAAGATACACCCGCCAGAACAGGTTGAGCAAGTTGCAAACAGCATCGGGGAATTCGGCTGGACACAGCCGCTTGTGATTGACAAAGACTTCAATGTCGTTATAGGGCATTGCAGATTGCTGGCGGCTAAGAAGCTCAAGCAAAAGTATGTTCCGTGCGTTGTTGCCGACAGTCTCACGGATGAACAGATACGGGCATTGCGGTTGGCAGACAACAAGACAAGCGAGAGTGATTGGGACTTTGATGTGCTTGACTTAGAGCTAGATGCGATATCTGACATTGATATGTCTGATTTCGGGTTTGAGTTGTCGCTCAGTGGCGACGACGACGCGCCCGGCTTCGATGATGACGAATTTGATGAAGATATCCCGCCAGGCGAACCGAGGGCAAAGCGCGGCAACATGTTCCGCCTTGGTAGCCACGTCTTAATGTGCGGCGATAGCACAAGCACGGACGATGTGGCGCGGCTTATGGATGGGGCAAGGGCGCGTTTATGCATTACAAGCCCACCGTATGGCGTTGGGAAGGAATACGAAACAGGTGTTTTTGAGGATTGGCGAAAAACAATTACAGACACAATAAAAACAATAACGAAACATGCGCTTGTGATATGCTGGAATATTGCCGATTTATCGGGAACGGGGACGCAATTCATTAAGCCTACAGGGGCATACTCTGTCAACATTATGGAGCAACATGGATTCGACTGCCTTTATGTGCGAATATGGAAGAAGCCTGGCGCAAAGTTTGGTGGCGCAAATCCCTATCAAACGGTCACGATGAAGCCTGTGCAGGAATACGAATATATCTACGGATTCGCAAAAGCGGATTACTTGAGAGATTTTGGCGTTATTCAGAAGGGTCTCGAACTAGAAGCTAAAAAAGCAAATCTGAGCAACAAAGAGCTTGAGTCAATAACTGGCGCAAAGTTTATGCATGGTCATTGGTTTACGCCGCATCAATGGCATATGATCGATGAGAAGAATTACAGTAAAATACAAGCCTATTGCGTCAAAAACGGATTTGACGCATTTGCAACGCCCTACAAAGAATTACGACGCCAATACGACAACCTAAACGTTTATCAAAAGGAATTGTCAAAAGAAGAGATGTCGGAGTGGGGGCAATGGGGGATTTGGGAAATAGCGCCGGTAACTTCACGCGATGGGCACCCGGCGGCTTATCCTGCTGAGCTTCCCGCACGGTGCATTAAAATGCACAGCAGAGAAGGCGACATTGTTCTTGATCCTTTTGGTGGAAGCGGGACAACCCTTATTGTTTGCGAACAGCTCAACCGCTGTTGCTACATGATGGAGATATCAGAGAAGTATTGCGATGTTATCATTGATCGTTGGGAACGCTTTACAGGGCAAACAGCGGAATTAGTAGAAATATGAAGAAGGTGAGGCGATGCCACGCGGAAACCCGGACAAATTAAAACCCGTTCGAAGCAAGCGGGAAGCAAGCGAAAGAGGAAAAAAAGGGGGCGTTGCATCCGGCGTAGCCCGGCGGGAAAAAGCCGCCCAAAAAATCCGGCTAAAAGAAATCGCGGAACACGATTTTAACAAAGACAAGTTGCCGCAAAGCATGAAGGACATTGGCGGCGTAGCCGATCAGAAAACTGTAATTGATTTAAGGCTTGTTGAACTGGCGCAAAAAGGCAACATCCGCGCAATGGAATTATTTTACAGGCTGTACGGGGACGACCCAACAATAAAGCTTAAGGAGCGCGAAGTTGCGCTAAAAGAAAAAGAGTCTGGGCAACCAGTTTTCGAGCCGGACGAATCAAAAAAAGAGACTTATATCAGCGCAAAAATGTTGCTTTGGGAGTATTGCAAGTTAAAAGCCCCGGACTTTTACCGGGAGGATGCACGATATCTAAAAGAAATCTGCCGGGCATTGCAAGACTTCGAGGACGACGACAATGAACTGCTCGTGCTAAACCTGCCCCCGCGCCATGGGAAAACAAGGACAGTAGGCCTTGCCGCGCAATGGTATTTAGGGCGCAACCCGCGGTTGAAAATGATAGTTGCTAGCTACAATGAAAAGCTAAGCCGCCAAATATCAAAAACGGTTCGCGACGACATTGGCGAGGTTAAGGCTGACGAGAACCGGGCCGTGTTCACAGATGTGTTCAGAGGGGTAAAGTTGCAGCAGGGGAGCGCGACAGCCGACTTATGGCGGCTAGAGGGTTGCCCAACCAACAACTACCTTGCGACATCGCCAAAAAGCAGTCTAACAGGGTTTGGGGCCGAGATAGTTTGTGTAGACGATATAATCAGAGACGCATACACGGCGAACCATAAGCAACTCCTAGAAGAGCATTTTCAGTGGTTTACTGATACCCTGTACAGCCGCCTTGAGGGGCGGGCGAAGCTGATTATCATAATGACGCGCTGGGCAACCAAAGACCTTGCAGGGCGCGTCATTAGCATGTACCAAGAGCAAAAGAGGAAAATACGCATAATCAGCAAAAAAGCTTTTGACGGCACTAATATGCTTAATGAGCGTATACTCAATAGGGCAAGGTACGACAACCTAATTCAGACCGTCGGGGAAGATATCGTCCGCGCAAACTACGACCAGGAGCCAATTGACCTAAGGGGGCGGTTGTATGGCGAATTTATTGCCTATGCGGACAAACCCGAGTTTACAGGCGTTTATGCTATTTGCGACACGGCAGACGAAGGCACGGATTTTTTGTGTCTTATTATTTATGGGCTAACGCACGCAAAAGAGCCTAAGGCATATGTAATAGATGTGTACTACACGCAGGATCCAATGGAAGTAACCGAGAGAGAGATAGCCAGGCGCCTGATTGAGTTCAATGTAGAGAAAATTGTTTTTGAAAGCAATTTTGGCGGGAAAGCGTTTGCGAAGGTTGTCCAGCGGCTTTACAAGGAGGCTGGCGGCAACAAGGCCACATTCCACAGCTTTCAGCAGACAAAAAACAAAGAAGCGCGGATACTAAGCAACGCGACAAACGTCACACGTTGCGTATACATGCCGGAACACTGGAACAAGTTGTACCCCAAATTCTACCAGGACGTCACAGAGTTTCAGCGGACAGGGGGCAACATAAGCAAAGACGGCCCCGACACCCTCACGATGGTTGTTGAGCGTCGCGGGAAAACTAAATTTATAACTATATAGCGGGTGAATTATGATAACGTATCAAGGCCTGGAAAAAGCAAGGGCAAGCGGAAACCTAGAAAACTTCATAAAAGATGCAATAGACGAATACCAGACAGGCAAAGGGTACGTCTATATGATCGACGCAGAAAAATATGCCAACGGCGAAAACGCGGCGCTTATGTCTATGCAGTCTGAGGTAATGCTTGACGGAGGGTACACAGCTGACGTCTTTGCCCGCATCCGCGTTCCAACAGGCATATTTGATCGCATTGTTACCCAGCTTGTGAATCGTCTTTGGTTTAACGCCGTACAACTTGACGACCAGAAAAAAAAGAACGCTTTAGGCAGAGGGTTTGATGTTACGGCAAAGAATATGGCCACAAACGCCGCTATTCACGGCGTTTGCTATGGGTTTTGGAACCTTGACCGCTTGCAGATGTTCACGGCAAAAGAGTACTTTCCGTTCCCAGACGATCGAACGGGGGCGCATATGGCGGGGACACGGTTCTGGAGGCTTGACGAGGACAGCCCATGGGTTGTGCAACTTTATGAGATGGACGGATGGACAGAATACAGCATGGGTAGCTTTGGGGGCCTGGAAATTGCAACGCACAAAACTGCATACAAAACAAACGTGCGTAGGGACGCGCTTGGGGAGGAGATAGTTGGGGGGGAAAACTATCCAGGATTCCCTGTGTTGCCAATGTATGCC